CACGTTAAATGTATTATATGTTCTATTGTCGCTTGATACGCTATTAGTGCTTAAACCGTAACCGCTAGAAGATAAGTTAACATCTGTTAAGCCTACTACCATAGAACCTTTGAACAGTCCTCCAAGTTTACCAGCGATACCATTAATTGCTCCTGATATATTGTTAATTGTATTTGTTACACCACCCAGAACGCTGTCTATCGTGTTCTTGATTCCTCCGAATATTCTACTAAAGAAACCACCAAGCCCATTAAATGCTCCTGTTATTGCATTGTAAGCATTAGAAGCGAACCCACCAAAGGCGCTGAACACTCCACTAACTGCGTTTCTTGCACCATTGAACACTCCACTAAAGAAGCTACCGACTCCGCTAAATACACCTGAAATTCTTGACCAAGCGCTTGAAGCAAAGCCACCAAGAGCACTGAACACTCCACTAACAATGCTACGAACAGAATTAAATATGCCACTAAAGAAGCCTGAAACTGCACTCCATATTGACTGAACAACTCCCCAAGAGCTAGAAGCAGAACTTCCAATTGCGTTGAATACTGATGACACGATACCTCTTACAGCGTTGAATATACCACCAAAGAAGCCAGCTACTGCATTCCATACTCCAACCAGTACATTCCAAGCTGAAACAGCGAAGCTACCTATGGCACTAAATACTGTTGAAACTACTGAACTAACAGCATTAAATATTCCACCAAACCAAGCTGACAGGCCTTGCCATGCGTTAAGAACTAATTTATAAGCACCACGAGTTATAGCCAAGATGAGTTGAAAAGCTAAGTTGATTATTGAACCGATTATATTAAATATAGATTGATAAAAACTAATTAAAGGGCGAAAAGTTGTAACGAACCAGTTATAAGCTCCTGTTACTAAAGTTGCGATAGTTGTAAATACAGTTGTAACGATATTTACTATTCCGTCCCATAGCCCTGTGAAGAACCCTGTAACTCCTGCCCATGCTGTTTGAATTCCAGTAACAACAGTCGTCCATAAGTTTGTAAAGAACCCTGTTATTACGTTCCAAATATTTTGAATACCTTGCACAACTCCGCTGAACCAATCAACTAAGCCTTGCCATATACCTTTAGCTCCGTCAACTGCTCCATTCCATATATCAGCAAACCATTGACCGATACCGCTAAAGAATGTAACTATACCTTCCCATGAGCTCTTTAAGAAGTCCACAAAACTAGCCCAAACCTTTTTACCTGTTTCGGTTTGAGTGAAGAAATAAACTAAACCAGCAACAATGGCTGCGATCGCTATACCAAGAGCAACAAATGGGTTTATAGCCATTACAGCATTGAAAGCTCCTTGTATAGCTGTTCCAATTTTAACTATTTTATTATAAAGTTCAATCGCCTTAACAATTCCATTAATGACTTTTAAAGCTACGAAAGCACCAGCCAAAGCAACTAAAGTTCCTTTTAAGGTATCCATTGCGCTTTTACTTTCACTAACTTTTTTCAAAAAATCAGCTATTTTTTTAGTAACTTCCGAAAATTTACCAGCAAATACAGCTATGCTCTTTGCTACGTTATCTATACTTGTTGCATTTTTTGTCGTTTCTTTATTTATTCCAAGAAATGAATTTATGACATTCCCTATAATAGAAACTATGGAATCAAATGCGCTTTTTATGTTATCCCAAGCCTCTAAAAACGCTAAAGTGGCTGCATTTTCTTGAAGTTTTTGAAACAAGTCTTGAAAATACTTAATAACACTTGTTATAGTTTTACCAGCACCTTTACCCCACTCACCCATTTTATCAATTATAGCATTGATAACAGGAGTTAAAGCCTCAAGTGTAGGAAGTAAGGCTTGCGACATATCTTCATTAAAGCCAGCCCAAGTGTCCCTTATAGTTTTTGTAGAACTGCTTGAACCGTCTGCAGTTTCTTGCATAGCCTTATCTAGCATATCCATTGAAACAGCACCAGCCGAAACAGCTTCATTAAATGAACCATATTGCTGTAACGAGGGGTTCATTTTCATTATAGTATCTTTTAAAGAAGCGCCAAGTGCAGTATTGTTATCAGTTAATTGTCCAATGTTTTCAGCAGTAACTTTACCAGAAGCCGACATTTGACCATAAGCCTGTGCGACACCTTTAAGGTCTTCCCCAGTACCACCAAATGCTTGGTTAGCCTTTACTAGTGCTTCTGTTTTACTAACTGCTGTTTTAGCGTCATTCCCTAAACCAATGAACGTTGTTGAAAGTTTTAGAGTATCTTCACTATTTGCATTTGTATCTCTAGCGAGCTTCTGCATAGAATTGCTTACATAGTCAAACTCTTTACCATTGCCTTTGAACTTCATCGTGTTCTTTAAGGCGATCATGGCTGTCTGGGTGTCCATTGCGTCAGACGCCCAGCCTCTTAAACCATTACCAACAGCACTAATAGCACTTGCACCGATTTGCCTGAATGCACCAACAGCAATCTCTCTAAGACCGCTAAAGCGTGACTTCATGCCGTCAATTCCGCTATTAACGTCCTTAGTGTCCATTTTAGCGTCAATGTTCCAAGAGCCTGAACTAATAGCACTCTCGACTTGCTTTATTTCTCCCTCTAGCCTATTAGCTTGTGTTTCGGCTGTCCCTAAATCTCTAGTAAGCTGTAACCATTTCTTTTGACCTGCTGGCGAGCTTTTGTCAACTGTAGAAAGTTCTTGTTTTAATTTTGTCGCTTTGTCACGTGACAAGCCCAACTGCGTTTGTAAGTTCTTTTGCAATTGCGCCATTTTACCGGTATTTGTGGGGTCAAGTTTTAGAGCTTCACGTAAGTTTTTAGCTTCTCCTCTAAGCCCTGACATTGCGGTATTAACGCCTTTAAGTGAGTTCTCGAACTTTGTGACATTGCCATATATCTCGACCTCAAACTTTGCATTACTTGCCATTACATACCCTTTCTTTTACGCCTTTTCTCTTTTTCTTTTTCCTCTTTCTTCTTCTCTGCAATAAGTTCAATTATTTTATAAACAAGTTCTAATTCCATTTCCATGAACTGTGTTATATCAATTTCGTTATTGCCTAAAACAGTCAAAAGTTCTAAGGTTTTATTTTCCTTTACAGTATCTTTCTTTTTCTTAATCAATGAACTAGAAGAAAAGAAGACCATTTCGTCTTCCGTTTCCTCTTTTTCTTTAATAAAAACAGTTTTACAGAAGATATTAATTAACTCGTTAGTCGTAGGAAGCTCTGTTTTATCGTCTAATGCGTTTTGCAACCCTCCGTTACAATCTACCCAAAGTATCAATAACTTGTCTGTAAAGCTCTCCATTTGCTCTGTAAAGTCATCAGGAATATAACCAGCGACAAAAGAATTTTGTAGGTCTGCAAAGTCTTTCAAATCTGTAATAAAGTCTGAACCAGTTAGTTCTAAGTATCTAATTGCATGTTTTAAAATCATTTACAGTCCTTTCAGCTCATTAAATCTCTTTCTGCCACAGTTCGACAAGTTCTTTAAGCCCTTTACCGGCAGTATCGAACTCAAAGCTAGAGCGGAAGTCAGAGAAGTCACTCTTAGCTTTTACAATGTTATCTTGAAAAAGAGCCAAGTATAAACCATATTGAACGAACTCCATTACATCAGTAATTTCTCCGTCTTCTTTTTTAAGCTCTGTATCCATTGCTTTTTGTTGCTGGAAAAGGTCTTTCCCTGTAATCATTTTAAATTTACGTGCTGTACTTAATTGTTTTGCCATTTATATATTCCTTTACTTAATTAATTATTTTCTTTCCAATTATATTTTACTGGGTCTGTACTTTGCCCGTCGACAATCTTACCAGTATAAGTCCCTGTGTACGCATATTTAACAGGATTAGTTAGTTCTTCCACTTCAATCTTGATATCAAAATCAACTTCTGCGTTATCTGCTACCCCACCAAAGTTTAAAATCATCCAAACATTGCTACTTGTTGCGGTATATTCTAACTGATATTCCGTTAATGGTGTAACTGTATTTGGTAACACAATTTTACTTGTTAAGTCAGTATCCTCTTTATATACGTCGCTCACTCCAAACTGCAAGCCAACGTTATTGAATAATTCAAATTCTTTATGATTAGCATAGTAAATGGTAATCTTGAATTTATACCCAACTTTTGCTGGGAATGACTTAGATAATACTTCAAACCCAGGTGCCCCTTTTCCGGATATTTTAAAACTTCCGTCAGCATTTTTAGAAATTGTATACGTAGAATTTTTCATTGGGCCGTTTTTTGACCACTTAGAAATATCTAAAACATCTAGTCCGACAGCTGATTTATAATCAGTGGTAAAATCAAGAACTCCGTCTGAGCTGTTTGCCCAAGCTGTATAGTCTGCCTCGTCAGGCGCATTAGGGATGGTCAGTTACTGAAACTCCTGCGGTAACATCTTCATAACCGTCAGCGGAGAACGTTACGATATGGACACCTGGCGCAAGTTGTCCATTTGTTTCTACTTTTCCGTGATCGTCTCTAATTACTGATGTTACTTTTACAGTTCTACCCTTAGAGTCTTTCAAAGTGGTAGGCACTACGATTGTTCCGTCATTATTACCCTTTGTAGCAGTAGTTACATTAGGAATAACAGGAGCTACAAGTGTAATTGCACCAGCTAGAACTGTGTCAGGTTGCATGATGAAC